TGGTCTGATGCAAGAAAAGATTGGGATGTTCAAGCCCGTGAAGACATAGATTTCTATTTAGGAAATCACTGGTCTGAGGCACAAGTTAATGCACTTGATGAACGAAATCAGTCCTCTTTGGCATTAGACAGACTCTACTCTGCGGTTGAACAGTTTAAAGCTATTATTACTTCCAAACCTCCTAAATTCTCTGCTACAGGCAGAGAAGATTCTGATATAAAGATGGCTAATGTATGGAAGGGAATCTTAGAATATGTTTGGGACATCTCTGATGGAGACGAAACATTCAAGCAAACTATTCATGACTACGCTGTTACGGGACTAGGTTATTTTTATGGCTATATAGACTCTGAGGCTGATTATGGTCGAGGTGAAGTTAAATTTACATATGTTGACCCATTCCGAATTGTAGTTGACCCTAACTCTAGAAGCCGTTGGTTTGATGACTCTTCTGGCATGATGTTGTCTACAATCATGACTAAACGACAATTAGCTGACTTATATCCTCAATTATCTGAAGAAAATGAGGAAGGTAAATCTTTAATTGATGAGCTTGAATCAAATGACTATCTTGATGATGATTATCCAAGTTCAACTCAAGCACAAGCAAAAACACGCTTTACTCCTGATATTGTTAAAGATAAGGATTATGGAGAGGGTTCTGAGAAATATCGATTAATTGAATCTTTCTCAAAGATTAAAGTTCCTTATTATCGTGTTATTGACATGCAATCTGGAGATGAGCAAATTCTTGATGATGCAAAACTCCAAGCACTACTTCAAGATGAACGTATGCAATTGGCAGTTGAGAAGGGTATGATTGACATTGCTCAAGTAATGCAAACAAGGATTAAATTGACTTGTATTGTTGGGCAAATTGTTTTATACGAAAGAGTACTTGATACTGATGTTTACCCTATCGTACCAGTACCAAATATATGGACTAATACTCCTTATCCAATGAGTGATGTTCGAAAGAATAAAGATTCTCAAATATATTTAAATAAAGTACTATCTTTAATTACATCTCATGCACAAGCATCGGCAGGGCTAAAGTTACTTGTTCCTGAAGGTTCAGTTGATAATATAGAGCAATTAGAGAAGGATTGGGCAAATCCAAATGCTACAATTGAATATGACCCATCTTTAGGAGAACCTCATTTTCCAGCTCCTCAACCACTTGCAAGTTCAATACTCCAATTGCCTGCGATGATTGAGAAGTATATTGATTTAAATATGGGGATATTTGAGATGATGCAAGGAAATACTGAGGTAGCTCCAAAAACATCATCCGCAACAATGATGCTTGAAGATTTCGGACAAAGGCGTTCAAAATCTAAATTACGTGATATTGAGGGTTCATTAAAGAGGTTAGGTCGAGTTATATATAATCTCGCTAAATCTCATTACGATTTCAAGAAAACATTTAGAATAGTACAACCAAACAATGATTTAAATGAATATACTATAAATAAACGAATGTATGATGACAAGACAATGGAACTTCAATCTATTGAGAATGATGTATCTATTGGTCAATTTGATATTCGTGTTATTGGAAACTCTACCATGCCATCAAATAAATGGGGTGAGTGGAATATTTATATGGAAGCATATCAGGCAGGCTTAATTGATAAGGTGGAAGCATTGAAGAAAACCGATATATTTGATAAAGCAGGTGTATTACAACGTACTGATATGATTGCACAATTGCAACAACAATTGCAAGGTGCTCAAGAGCAAATTAAAAAATTATCTGGTGACTTACAAACTAGAGACCGAGAAGCAGTGCATCTCCGTAAGGCTGCTGAGGTCGAGAAGTTTAAGGGACGGCTTAAAGAAACAGAATCATCAAGCAAAGCCGAACAAAAATTACAAGTCGGAAGACTTTCAAATGCTGTTAAACTCGAATCCGAGAAATTACGTTTAGCCACAGAGGCAGAGAAACGTAGTCAATCTCAAAGGATGAAGAGAGATAGCAAACAAGGAGATAAGTAAAATGGACGCAAATGAATTAGGAAATCAATTTCAAGATGAACTTGGTCAAACCGAAGAATTTGTAGGGCAAGATGAAGGACAAACACAAGAAGAGAATCCCGTAGATTGGCAAGAACAAGCAAAGTACTTCCAATCTGAAAAGGATAAACTCTTTAATGAAAATCAAAAGCTAAAGCAATACGAGGAAGTTGGCAAATTTTTGGAATCACGACCTGATGTCATTGAGCAACTCAAAGGCGCAGTCGGTGGTCAACCAAAAGACCAACAACAAGTAACGCTTAAGCCTGATGAGTTTGACCCATGGGAAGCCTATAATGACCCAACATCTGCATCTTATAAATTTAGGATGCAAGAACTACAGCAAACCATTGATGGTGCTGTTAACCAAGCTACTCAAGGTATACGTCAAGAAAGTGGAAGAGCAAATTTAAATGCTCAACTTAAAGCAAAAGGAATGAATGATGAACAAGTTCAATCGTTTTTTGATTTTGCAGACAAACACCCATCTGAGTATGGATTGGATAACGTAATCAAAATGTGGCAAGCTGTTAACAGTGCTCCAGTAAGCCAAGGACAACCAAGCCCATTAGACCAAGTACGCAATGTACAAAGTCAACCTCAGCAAGTAGGTGGTGTATTACAAGGCGAAAAGCCTCAAATGCCAAAATCTGACGCTGATGATATGTGGGACTCAATTGTCGCTGCTGGAGGACGCACTAACGTATTAAAATAAACTTAGGAGAAAAAAATGGCTACTTATAATAGTGGACAAGTAAAATTCGGAACTCCTGGTGGCAATACAGTAGACAGTGCTAATTTAGGCACACGTAGACTGTATGACTTTAGTGACAGGGTCGCTGACTTATCCCCAGAAGAATCTCCGTTTTTTGTATATTTGTCAAAAGTAGGGAAAGTTCCAACATCGGATTCGCAATTCCGATTCTTGGAAGATAGAACAAAAATTGCGATGACAGACCGAAGTTTTGTCATTTCAACTGACTTAGCAGCAGCTTCAGTAGGAGCTACTGTAACAGCAACAATAAGCGCAGCTCAAGCATGGCTAATTAAAGGAATGGTTATATCTGTTGAATCTGTAACAGGTAATAGTGGTGCTCCAAATCATGCAAATGCTAGAATAGAAGCAGTTAATTCAAGTACATCAATTGATATTAAATGGCTTACTAATCCTGGCACTGATGCAGACCCAGCAGCTAGTGCTAAAGCAACCGTTATCGGAACTGCTTATGGCGAGGGCACTGGTGCACCTGATGTATGGTCTCAAGAGCTAGACAATGATTATGGTTATACCCAAATCTTTAAAACAGCTTGTGAGATGTCAAATACTGCTCGTGCAACCGTATATCGTGGTTATTCTGATGAATGGCAACGTATTTGGAATCTAAAGTTACGTGAGCATAAGATTGATATTGAGCGTGCAATGCTATTTGGACAACGTGCTTCTTCTGGAGGTGTTCAATACACTGAAGGTATAGCAGGTCATATTATGGCAAATGGTCAATCTCAAACAATAGAAGATTCTGAGCAACTAGTTTATACAGAAGGTCAATCCTACTTAAAGACTGTTGCAGCAGGAAGCTTAAGTTATGATACTTTGCTTAAAGACTTAGAGGTTGTATTTGACCCAGCTCGTGGTGGAAGTAGTGCAAAACTTGCATTATGTTCATTACCTGTTATCTCATTGTTTAATAAACTTGGAGATGGTGTTGGATTTATCGGTGATACCATTGGTGGTGGAGCACGATATAACTTTGATGCATCTCAAGGAACTTTTGGACACAAGGTTATGAAGGTAGAAACTGTTCATGGTGACTTATCTTTAGTTAAAGAGCCATTGTTCAGAGGCATGTCAGGTGAATTTATGTGTATGGTTGATTTAGACCATGTATCATATCGACCACTTGTTGGTAACGGTATTAATCGAGATACTTCAATTACAACGAATGTGCAACAAGCAGATGAAGACTTACGTAAAGACATGATTCTAACAGAAGCAGGTCTTGAGGTTTCTCTTCCTGAAACACATGCGTTGTTTAACTTTGAGGAGGCATTATAATGAGAGGCGATATATTAAATGAAAATAGCAATAATGTCAAATTGGAGTCTAGTAAAGGTGTTGTTAAAATA